TGTTAAAATAGCAACATCAGTCTTTTCAAACCTATTTAACATGGAAGCGACAATTCGACAGGTTATTTTTGAGGTAACACCGTCATTTTGCATATTCCAGATAACTGTAATGAATACTTCATCTTGGGATTCAAAATTCACTACACTGTGATTATTGAACAAATACTGTTGTCCGCACAGTGCAATACCTCTAAATTCACTTTTTATTTTCTTAGTGCGATTATCCATACAGAAATGGATAATATTATTGGAAATAGAGGTAATGAAATCAGCCTTTGAAAGGCCTTTTGAAGAAGTACTTTGACGAGATATTTGATAATTGGATAAATGGTAATTGTCTTGATAATAAATATCTCCTCGTTCATTTTCCGTTCGTAGAGGTTTGTAACCTTTATCTACTCGTGCTTGAGCAACGTAAGATTGATCACACCTACGAATGGTAACAGAGCCTTCTTGTCCGCAACATGGATAAGTCACGGGAGCTTCAGTTGCCTTTAACTTCTCGTCTTGCTTGTTTCCAGAAAAAGCGTAGGTATAAGCCCACACTGAAGCTTTAATGGTAACAGCAAAGGTTGTCAAAAATACAACTATTTGTCCAAATTGGTAAATGTAACCAATTCTCCTTTGAACTTTTTCTCCCAAAGAACCAAACATTTTACGTAGTAAAAGTTGAGAAGCTCGAGGTCCTATGGTATGGCAAAACCAAGAATAGGCTTTGAGCAACAAATAATCAGGGAGTACGATTGTTAAAACATATACAAAGACAAGGCTAATAAACAAGCCAATATTCCAGGTGAAATAAGACCAAATAGCAATACCAATGTAAGTTGTAACAGTGTAACTTTGCAGTTGCAGATCATCAGAACAAGAGCACAAATTCTTAGGTTTATAGCAACTCTTGCAAATCGCTATGTCCTTGAGAACTTGAGTGGATTCTCGCATGGCTTTCATATTTTTCTTATGTATCATAGATTGTTCTCCATACCATGCTAAAAAATCAGTAACTTCTGAGAACATGTGAACATCCTCAATAACCGCAGGAGCGTCGATTCTAGTACCATTGGGTACTACTTTTCGAACTGTCCAGTGCCAATAATTTGGATATTGTCCTTCAACTACTGGTGGTGTTTTGTTAGAATCTAACATACCATCAGCATTAGTATATTGTGGTTTAACAATCGGGACAATGATCCACGGTAATCGCCTTTGAACTGCTCCTGGAGCTGAAAAATAAAAATGCGCATTCAAATTCTCTGTATTAGTAGTGGCAACAAGCCACTCACAGCGAAAAGGAACACGACCTTTGTCTTCTAAGTGGGCCATATCAGGACACAAAGAGACTCCATTAATAATGGCAATTAACTCCATAACAGAAGGATCACCCTGCGGTGCTGCTTTTGGATTCATGAATGCTGCATCATCAATAACTATACCCCATTGGCTCGTTTTAAAGCCGTCCCAGTATTTTGCAACTGGATTACGAGTATAACAAAATGAATCATCCGTGTCTAATCCTTGTAAAT